ATGCCTAAACTATCGACACAACTCACTATAACCCAAGTTAAAAATTTAAAGCCCAAAGACAAGCCGTATTTTGTAAGCGATAGCGACAACCTATTATTAAAAATAATGCCTAATGGCGGTAAATTTTTCATCTACGAATTCCGCAATAAACTAACAAATAAACGCCAAAGAATTACAATCGGCAAATTGGGTGATATAAGCCTAGCCGACGCCAGAGAAAAACGCAACGAGCTTAAAAAGCAGCTATTAGACGGCGTGGATATTTCAAAAGACGAAAATTCAACTACTTTGCGGGCAATATACGCCGAGTGGATAAAAACAAAAAATAAAATTAACGAAAAGCATCTGTTTTGGATAAAAAGGAGATTTGAAATATTGCTATTGCCGAAACTAGGCGACGCAGATATTAAGGAGATAAGCAGAAAAGACGTAATAAACACCCTTGCCCCTCTTTTAGAGGACGAAAAACAAGAAACCGCTAAAAAGGTTTTGGGTATGCTAAACGGCTTTTACAAATTCGCGCTTTTACACGAATACGTCGAGCATAATATTATCGCCGATATTGACAAACAAACGCTAATCGGCAAGCGCGATGTTAAGCATTATGCCCACTTTACAACCGAGGCGGAGATAAAGAATTTAATAAAAGCGATAAAAGGGTATTTTGGAGATGAGAGGATAAAAGTATGCGCGCTGTTTATGCTTTACACGGTAGTGCGCGGAGAAAATGCGAGGTTTGCCACGTGGGGCGAGATAGATTTTAAAAATAGCCTTTGGAGTATCCCCGCTAGCAAAATGAAAAACGGCAAGGCCCACGAGGTATTTTTAACGGATAGCGTTAAAAAGCTACTGCTAGATTATCGTGCCGGACTGCCGCTACAAAGTGAATTAGTTTTCCCGTCGGTTAAATCTAACATCCGCCCTATAAGTGACAATACCGTCCGCTCGATGCTTAGAAACTTAGGCTTTAGTAACGAGATGATTACGCCGCATGGCTTTAGAGCTACATTTAGCACGATTTGCCACGAGAGACAAGACGAGCACGGGCAAAATAGCGACGTTATCGAGCTTTGCCTCGCGCACGTTGAAAAAAATAAAGTGAAAGACGCCTACAATCACGCCAAGAATTTAAAACAGCGCGCGGCGTTACTCCAGTGGTGGAGCGATTTGTTAGATAACTTGTCCTGATTTGTAGGCGCGGATAGATTTTAGCGAGTAGTAGATTACTCGCGAATTGACCTTATTTGCTACGATCACGCCTTGCTTCACTTTGTCATAAAGCGAGCGGGCGGATATTCCTAGCTCTTTTAATGCTTCGTCTTTAGTTATGAATTTATCGTTCATTTTTACTCCTTTATCTGTTTGACGAGAATAGCAATGCGGTTAAGCCGGCTATCGTCCAGCTTTTCTATCTCGCGCATTATCCACGCGATTTTGGCGTGCCGTTCGGTTTGCTCGTCCGCGATTTCGTTATGCCGCTCGCAAAATTTAGCTAGCCTGGTTAGGGCGGCTTTTTCTTTTTCTCTATCGGGGCTACTCATTTCACTCTCCTATTTGCTCGTAAATCGGCATATTTCTCTCATCAAATTTGCCCGTCCACATACGTATCTTGTAGTTTTCTAGCGGCATCGGTAGAGATAGTATTGTGCTACGTGCTTCGCTATAACCCCATAATATCGTGATGGTTCTTCTAGCAAAATTTATTTCCCAAGGCTCCACCTTTTCGCCGGTTCGCTTGTCGGTGATTATCATCTCTTCGGGTTTTATTGTAGGGTTCATTCGCTTTCCTTTATCCTAAATCCTAGCCCGTAAAGCGGTGCAATTTCTACGCTCTCGCCTACAAATGCCTGAGCCTGCGCTCTCGTCATTCTCGTTTGGCTGATGTGCCAGCCGTCGGACATTTTGAACTCCCAATACCAAAGAACGTCATCGACGCTTATACATTTTCCCTCATAAATGAAAATATCTGTATCTATTAGTTCCGCAATATTGCTCAACTGCTTAGATATGAAGCGTTTGTTTAGATTCTTATCAAGCGTTACTTTTTTTGCGGGCTTCACGCGATATTCAAAGCTATTCCAATCCCAAAGCGGGTACTTTATCTCGCTCCAATTGCTCGCGCCCTTGTCGCTTACTTCTATTGCCTCGCCCCTAACATAAGCTTGCATTACTTCGATCATTTCTTCAGTCGTCATTTTCTTATCCTTTCTATCGTTTCTTTTATTTCTTTTATCTCGTCTATCCAAACCTTGTAAGGCTCTCTATTTGCCCCGTGCGCCAAATCTATTTTTAGCTTCAGCGCATCGAGCCGTTTTTCAAGCGTGGCTAGCTCGTCGATTATCGCTCGTATATCTTGCGCTATCATTTTCATTTTTGCCTCGTAGTAAGCGGGAATTAATCCCGCGATTTGTATAATTTGGAGTTGTTTTTTTGTAGCCTTTTTGTAGGAGATTAGGCTACATTGTTTTTTATTTTCTCGTAGTTCTCGTAATCCTCAATCTTGCGTTGCATTTTACTAAGAGTGCTTTGTAGCGCCATTAGTTCCTCTCTTAGAGTTCCGCCCTTGCCAAAGATAGTCGCCACGCTTTCAGGCGTCCAGTCATTCAGCTCTTTGTTTAGCGCTACGGTAGCGTCCCAGAAATTGCCGTAAGCGTCTTGTATTTCATCGAGCATATACTCCCGCGTAAGTTCGACGCCGAGTTCGTATTCTTTGTCGCTCATACTTTTATACCCGTTTTGCTCTAAAACGCCGACGATCATATTGTTGTAATCAGCGTCCGCCTTGTCTTTAGCCTCCTCTAGCGTATCTGCGAAAAAGGCTTTTGATACGACTAGCTCGTCCGTTACCACTACGTTAAATTTTCTCATTTTATGCTCCTTTTTTAAAATCCAAATTTGTAATATCTATGCCGTAAGCCTTAAGCCACACATCCTTATGATACGATTTTACCGTGCCGTAGTTTTTATCGGGCACGTCTATACGCTCGATTTTTAGCTCTGCGCTCGTTGCCGTAAGTTTTCGCCAGTCATAAGCGCCGCCTAGCGCAAACTCTACTTTTTTAACGGTCGCCCAGTCCTCGTTTTGGTCTAACTGGATTTGTAGCTTTTGGGCTTCTCGTTTTGCTGCGCTCGCCGTAGCCATAGCCGTAGCTTCTCTTTTTGAGCCTATCCACGCTTTAGTAGCCAGCGCCTGATCTCTTTGTTTTAGCGCGAGTTCTTTTTGTTCTACTTCGTTTGCATATGCTCTTAATGCCGTCGGCAAATCCTGCGGGATAAAATTTTGTTTATGCATTTTTTCAAACTCTATGAAGTAGCGCCTAACCTTTTTGCCGACTTCATTTCGCTCTAACATCGCGATCTCTTTTGCTATGTCGGTCGAGAGGATGTATTCGATCTGTGGACGACCGCCATCTGAGTTTTCCATTTTTTTGTGGAAAACTATAAAATCCACGTTCTCGACGGCATCCACCTCGTCCAGCCTCTTTTTTATCCACGTTGAAAAGTCTTGTTTGCTTTCCAAAACTTCGTGTAGTTCTCTTGCATTGACCGAATTTATTTCGGCGCCGTTAAAATCCGCTTTGTTGATAGGGATTAACTCTGTCATTTTGTTTCTCCTTTGGGTTGAAGTATGTTTAAAATTTTGGCTCTCATCGCGTTGTGATTTTTCGATAGCGCGTCTAAAGCGCAGAATAAATCATAAGCGCAGTCAAGCACCTTGTAGCTTACTTCCTCGTCGGTATCGGTCGGCTCTATTTTGTAGAGCGCTAGATATTGGACGAATTTAGCCTTAGTTTGGTTTCGCATATTGTCTCCTTTGCCAAAGTCCTTATTTGTGCTTTGACAATGAAATAATAGCCAAATTAAAACTATAAGTCAAGGGATTTGGTATAAAATAAGTATTATTTTTATTTTTTTCGGTAGAAATGAGGACTAAATAAAGCTATTTAGTCCGCTAAAAAGTCTTTTAGGTTATTTTTAAAAGCTTCCGACTTTTCAAGCTTCGCTTTTAAATTTAGCGTTTCCTTGTAAAGATCAATCGCTTTTTTCATGGGCTCGCTAGCTTCTCCTGCGCCCGCGTTTTTAATCGCGCTCTCGCTATACCCTATCGCCTCGCCTAGCTGTTTATATGTTAGCCCCAGCTCTTTGCAGGTTTGTTTTATCAAATTTTCCTCTGCGGTCATTGCTGCTCCTTATATTAATCGTAACGCATCCGTTAGCATATCACCAGCCCTTTTGGCAACCTCAGACATAGCTTCTTCTTCAATAGCACTCCTTAATCTTTGCCACCATTTCTCTTTTTTACCATCGTTGATAGAACTTGGAACTTTTTTTAAAATTTCTAGACCTTTATGCATAAGTCTAACGTCTTCAAAGAGTCCGGTGCTATCCGAAAAATGTATAAAGCCGTTTAACATTAGCCATGTTAAAGTTTGTTTACAAAAATCTATTTCTCGCTCATAATCCTGCTCAATTCCATATTTCTCTTTTTTAACAAAAATAGACGCATCACAACTGGTCCCGTGCGGAAAATTAGCATATAAGTGATTTAGGGTTAACCCAACATAGTAATTAAATTTTTCCACTCTTTCTTCTTGCGTCATATTATTCCTTTATCTCTAAATTTCGTTGTTCGGCGCTCTTAGGCGCTTCGATGCCTAAAATATCGTCTAAATAATAATCCGTACTAACGACGTTTAAGTCGGCGTCTATTACGGATTTAGATATTAGCGTGCCCGCTATCTTATCGCCGTATCTTAGGGCTATCTCCTGGCTTTTTAGCTTTTTCAGCCACGCTTCGTCGATGATTTTCACGTCTATGGCGGCCCCGTTTATGATAGTCCATTTGCTGGCACCCGCCAGATCGGGCTTTTTAATGATAAAGGCGCCTCTAAACTCGCTTTTTTGTTCTATCGCGCCGTCTAAATCGTCGGCGCTAAACTCGTAACCGCCTTTTACTTCTCGCTCTTTGCCTTTTAAATTTATGCGTGGTGGCATTTTAAATCCTTTCGCGCTTTGGGATAACCCCGACATTGCCTGTAAAAGAGGGGTTTTGTTACGTTTATAGCCGTAGCTTTTTAGCTCGCTATCCTCTATAATCTCGCAAACTATCTCGTCGGCCTTGTTGGGCAACTGCTTTGGGTCGTCCTCTAAAAGCTCTATTAGCTTGTCTTTAGCCTTAATCAAAAAATCGGCTATGGCGTCTTTGGGGTCTTTCACGTAGCTCCTTATCTTGCCGCTATCTATGCTTTTTAGCACGTCTTTTACTTTAGCTTTTAGCGAGCCGTTTTCTACGCCCTCTAAAATAACACGGGTTGTTATTTCGCTATCGACATAGGAGCAAATAGCGACATTTAGCTCGTCTAGGCTAGCGATAAAGGCGGAGACGTTTTTAAAAAAATCCGCTCCGCCGTCCGCGTCGAAATCAAAATGCAGGTCGTAGCTTGCGTCCATGTTTGGCCTTTTACAAAAATTAGGCTAAATTCTACAAAAACCTAAATTTAAAAGCCCTTACGGTTTGCCGATGCGGCTTATTATGCCGCGCAGTCGGCGATCTTTGTACGTCATCGTCTTGGCGTTTAGCGCAGCTTGTGCGCTTTCTTTGACTTTTCGCAATATTTCCGCTGCGCGAGAGGGCAAGACTACTTTTTTACGTCGTAACATTTTGATCTCCTCTTGCGCTGCTTGTAGTTTTTGCTCCAAATCGTTCATAGCCGCCCCCTAAAACGGTATCGTTTCGTCGCCGTTTTCATAGCCGAAATCGACATCAATGTCTATCATGCGGCCATAGTCGGGGTCGTAGTCATCGGCAGGCGGCTTTTGCTGTTGCGGCTTCTTAGGTGCGCTCTGCTGCGGGCGTTGATTTGAATATCCGCCTTGCTGGTAGCCTTGATTATTTTGCTTCGGCTTGCCTAGCATTTCCATATTTTCGACGACTACCGTGTGCTTACTTCTGTTTTGCCCGTTGCTATCCTGCCACTGGTCGAATTTTAAGCGACCCTCTACCAAAAGCTTACTTCCCTTTTGCAGGTATTGATTTGCTATCTCCGCTTGTTTTCCGAAAAACGTTATGTCGATAAAGCACGTTTCCTCGCGCTTTTCGCCGTTGAGCGTATATTTGCGAGTGACGGCTATGCCCGAGCTGCCTATCGCCGCGCCGCTTTGGGTATAGCGCAGCTCAATATCTCGCGTCAAATGCCCGACTAAAACTATTTTGTTAAACATCTCTTAGCCTTTCGTCTGTTTGCCCTTATTCTTTGGCTCCTATCATAAGCGCCTTTTGTGCGTCTTGTTTTTGAGCGAGGTATGCGGGCTTTGCTCTTTTTTGTTTGTGGTACACCTTGAAAATCATCTATGCTACTTAACCCCGCAAATAATGCACCTAAAACTCCTAATGCTTTCATTTTTTATCTCCTTAAATTTTCCATTAAACTATCGATTGCGTTCGGATCGGCTAAATATGCTTTCGCCTCATCAGGCGACACTCTTTCTAAAAGCTTTTCGGCTTCGGCTTCGCTCGCGCCTCTGCTCATCAGCTCGCTTTGTAAAGCGTCAAGCGGTAAAACATCCTCGTTTACGTCGATCTCTACTTCAACAGGTGCGGCTTCGATGTATTCGGCTTCGTCAGTTTGTGAATTTTTTGCACCAACTGAGCTGTTCGGTTTTTCCGAACTACTCAAAAGCTCGTTTAGGTTTTGCGCTGCTTTTGTTTCAATTTTGGGTGCTATTTTTGTCTTTTTAGGCTCATCATCGCCGACTTCATCGACTGAATAAAGCCCCGAGATGTCAAAGGCTTTGCGCAAGGCTTGGCTTTCGGCTACTTTTTTTAACATAGTTTTAGGCTTGTCGCGCCAAAATTTGGTTATGCTGCCGTCTTTTGTTCTTTGCACATATTCGCTATACTCCACTTCAGCGCAAAAAGGGCGATCGTTGTCCGTGCGATATACTCTTGCTGTTGCGACTAGCTCGTTCTTGGTCACCCATTCGCCGTCTTGCAATACTGCCGTTTGCTTTATGGCGCAGTCGCTATCGATGCCTGCAAATTTGCCACTTCTATGTGCTAGGGTTAAAAAGCTGTCGCGCCCAGCCAAAGGCTCTATTTTTGTTATCCATTTGCCGTCGATATTTGCCGAGCGCTCGACAAAAAAAATTTGTTTTAAGATAGGATTTAAATTAAAAGTTTCAGCAACTTTCATACAATAAATCATATCCATATCGGTAGCGTTTGGCGGGAAAAACTGCGCCTTTATAATTTTTTTCTCGTCTTGGCTTAGCCAGTTGCTTTTTGCTATCTGCTCTGTTTGTGGTTTAGTTTGTTGTAGTTGGTTCATTTTGTCGCCTCCTGATTTTTAAACTTTCTGTCGTATTTTTTTGAATAGTGCATAAGCCTAGCTAGCACATATCCAGCAATTTTAGCGCTATCTTTATCCTCATGTTCCTCGCGGTCTTTAGCGCTAATATAACAATGGGCTTCTATAAAATAGACATCGCTTTTATATCTTGCGACAATCCCGTCGCTACATTCAAATTTGTTCTCATCTTTTTCTCGATAGTCGCCGTAGTAAATATAAAAAGTGGGCTTGCACTTATCGGTATCTCCGCCACAATTCAAAGAGTAGGCCACCTCATACTCGTAGTTTCTGTCGCTTTCGCAATCATAAAACATATAATCGAAAACGCTAAAAATCTCTTTTTTGATATTTTTTTCTAGCTTTTTTACTAGATAAAAAACTTTTTCCTCTTTCATCTTTCTTGCCCCTCTTGTTTGTTCTCGCCCTGCCAAGAGCCTACGGCAAAGAACTCAACATCAAGCACTTTTTTGTGCTGACCTTTTGGCGCGAAATATGCGCCGACAATTTTTACCGTGGCTATGCCGTCAAGATTGTGGACGTGTGCGACTACGTCATAGCCTTTAGTGAGTCCGTCCATTGCGCGAGCTGCCAATACGGGGCTAATAGCCCACTCAAACGCTTCCCCGCCGTTTTCGTGAACGGCTAGTATCGTTGTTGTTATTTTCATTTTTTATCCTTTCAAATTTAAGCCGCAGTTATGTAATTTTCTTTGCGGTATTCATAGCTGTGCGCCTTATATCTAGCGAGGTCGGATATTATTAAATTCATATCTTCCTCGCCTAATTCTTTTTCGGCGGCAATGTAGTCCATATAACGCGTCAAAAGCTCTTGATACTTACTGCGCCCTTTTTCTAGCAACTCATCGCTCACGCTTACTATAAACGGGGCGTGCGGTGCGGATTTAGGCACGCAAAGCCAGCCCATAAGTTCTAAATCTGTTTTATACCCGCACAAATTTAAAACGTCATTGTAATAAGCTAACGACAAGTCGTAGTTATATGGCTCGATAATCTTTTCAAATTCTTTTTGGTCGTTTGCTTTCGTGCTTTTTAAATCGTAAAGCATTCCAAATTTACGAATATAAATATCAGGGCGCGCCTGCAGTAATAAATCCGCGTCTTTGTGATAATGGAAAAAGCTTACTTCTTTGTCGGCGTATTTTAGAAATGGCACGATTTTATTAACGGCGTTTGCGATGTTTCGGTAGTGTTCTATCATCCCTTTAGCCACTATAATTTTATCGGGGTTGGCTTCTCGCAACGCCTCAGCCTTTTTAGTATCAAGCCCTAGCGTCGGGCTTTCGATGTATGTTTTATCGATATTTTCGGGCGTCAAAATGCAGTCGTGGCAAAGCGTGCCTTCGTCAAAGCAAGGCTTCCACGTATCAAACAGATGTCTAAATTTAAAGACTCGCACGCTTTTTCTTATCAAATCAAAACGGGTTGAGCTTAGCCCGCCCGCTTCGTGATAGTCTTTATTTGATAGCCCTTTTATCATCGTGTTTAGGGGGTGTTTAAACCCTTTAAGCCCGCCTAAATCAATTTCAAGCATTTAACACCTCGATTTTACTTAGGTTGGTTATGCCCGCCGCCGCTAGCATCTCTTTGATTTTGTCTGTTAGCTTGTCGTGTGGAGCGTTTGCCGGAGCTTTGACCTCAAACTCGGCGCGGATAGTGTAGATAGCTTTACCGCTTTCGGCTTCGCGCGGCTTTTGCAAAACTTCGCGCTGGGCTTCGTAAAAAGCTTGCGGGCTTGCCTGTTCTGCTCTCGCGCGCTCGATAGCTTCTTGTTTTTCCCTTTCGGCTCGCGCTAGCAGTTCAGCCTCTCTTTGCGCTGCTCTTGCTTCAAGCTCCGCCTTTTCTCTAGCGGCTCGCTCCTCTGCTTCACGTCTAGCTTGCGTTGCTATCTCGGCATCTCTCGCAGCTTTTTCTTGTTCTGCGATCTTGGCTTGCAAGATTTCGTTTTCAAGAGCTTGTATTTTTGCCTCTATCGCGTCTTTAGTAGCTTTTGCTAGAGTGCCCGCAGGCGTTACCGCGCTTAGCTTGATTAGATCAGACGTGTTGATGCGCTCGAAATTTAGCTCCTTTTCATCGCAAACGCTTTTTGTATATTCAGCTATCCTTGCGGCGATTACTTCGAGCTTAGCGTTTTCGAAATTCGCCACTCCGTCGGCTATCTTTTGGCGGCCGTCCGCGATGATAGCCTCGATCTCTTTTTTCTCGGCTTTTAGCTGATTTACGGGGGCTGAAATTTTATCTATGAAAAATTTATACCTCTCGCCGATCTCGGCTTTTACCTTGTTGAAATTTGCCATTACTTTTTTTGCTTCGGGGATATTCTCCTCGGTTACGTTAATTGAGTATTTCTCTACCTGTCTCTGCGCTTCGGCTTTGATTTCCTCAAAGTTCGTTTTTAAAACTTGACTATCTGCTGTCTTTGCTTCGTAGGTTACGATTAACTCCATATTTTCGTTCATTGGTTATCCTTTTTAAATGATTTTATCCGAGCTTCAAACTCGCGCATAGTCTTGATATTTTTTATCCCCAGTTTGTCTTTGTTCTTTAAGTATTTTCTGTAGTTGATCATCATTTGCTATCCTTTAAAATTTCGGGGGTTTCGTAGATATTGCCGATAATTTCTAAATATCGCGCGTCGGCCTCAAAGAGGTCAAATACCTGCCCGTTGTTGTAGAGCTTATACCCCACGGTAGCCTTAAGATAAACTACTTCGCCGATAGCCCCGCTACTTTTTTTGATGATGTCGCCCTCGTAAATTTCTTTGCCGTTTTTGTCTTGCAACCCAATGTACGGTAGCGCCAAAAAGCTTGTTTCTGTTAGAGAATATTCGCCTTTTTCAAGCTCCCCTTGATAAACTTTGCCGTCAAACGCACCTACATAAAACGGGAAAGATAAAGGGTAATCCTCGGGTTTTAACATATACCCGCCCGTCCATATTTTATATTTAGCCTTATTCATCCCGCTATCCTTTCATATTCATCGGTAATCACTCGAAACGGCTCTAAAATTTGAGCTGTCGTAGCCTCTATCCTAGCCTTGTATTTCTCTTTGATTTTGCGCAAATCTGCTAGTAGCTCCTTAAATGTTTCGCTTACTTTTTCGTTTGGGTGCTCGATCAAATACTCGCGAATGCACAAAACTACGTCCGTGTAGTCCTCGTATTCAAAGAGGCTATCAAGCCCGCCGTAAATATCATCCTTGTCTGTCCGCTCGCAAATCTCCCCCATATACTCTCTGATTTTTGCTTCGGCTTTTTCTTGCGTCATTTTTTATCCTTTCAAATTTAGAAACCTGATGTTTTTTATCAATCTTTTCGAGTTGTTTCCTTTTTGGAAATAACTCATTAGCCGTTTTAGAAACTTCATTGCTTGGCCTTTCTTATGGCTCGTTTGAGCCTTATCTGCGCTACTCTGGTTTCTTTTATCTCGGCGGGGTCGTCGCCAAAGGATTTGTTCATCACGACAAGATCGGCGCGAGATACGGCTAGCAGATTGTCGGGGCTTAGATTAAATTTGTCGCCGTCTTTAAAGATGACGATATGCCCTTGCGGTAATTCACCCATTAGGCTCTTGTATATCAATGAGTGCAAAGATTTCCATTTTTTGACGCCGTCTAGTTTGATCTCCAAATAGCCGTCTTTGGTTACCCTGATCGCCCCGGCTTCTCTTGTATTGTGTGGGGCATTGCCGTGTTTAAAAGAGGTGATATTCGCCCCCATATACCCGGTTACTCCCTTATTCCAAGGCATATGGCCCTTCTTAAACTGCGTTGCTTCGCCGGGCATTGTCACACCTTATTTTCAAGAGCAAGATCAGGCTTAATAATCACATTACACTCCGTTAAGGCGTCTTTTGTCGTCATTAGCCCGTACTCCAAATACATCTCGGCCGTTTTTACCTTTAGCGAATAGTTGTCTAAAATCCTGCCCGATAAATTATCTACCGCCCTTGCGCGTTCTAGCTCCTCTTTGAGCCTATCGCCTGCCAGTTCGTCGTCTTTTAGTCTCTCTATCATTTCAAATAGGTGGTTATTTAAATCTTGTAGCGTTGTTTTTGCCATTCTCTATCCTTTCTAGGGCTAGAGATGACTAGCCCGTTATTGAAGTTTAAGCCCATAGCTTTTGGGCTAATTCTAGTTTTTGCGTTAGCTCTTTTACCGCCTTTGTCGCGTAAGTCAAACTGTAACTATGCTCACGCCTTATAGTGCCGTCCTTTAGGCCTTTTTGGCGCGCTTTGGCTTTTTCTAGCTGCGCCGCAAAGTATTCTAGACTTTCGGGCATTGATAGGTTTATTTCCTCCGCCTTGGCTTCCCAATACTCGGCTTTGCGCGCTCTTTCGTCGGCGATTTCTTGCTCTTTTACGCTATTGCCCATCCTATTCCAGTTGCGCTCGATTAACGCCCTATGCCTATGCTCGCTATGATGTCCGATCTTTATCGGCTCGGCGAGCCTTAGGAATTCTGCCCCCTCTTGGCTTTTTTGATACCACTCAAAGCTCTTTTTCGCGTGCGCCGCTTGCGAATTTCTGTATTTCTCGGCTTTTCTTTCGGCGTAACTTGCATCCTCTAGCCTTACGGCCGAGTAATAAAACTTATCGTTTTTTTCGGCTACTAGGTTATAGACCTCGCACTCTACTTCTTTACCGTATTGCGTTTCAAGAGTTATAACCTCGCCTTTGTCGTGCTTTTCGTCGCATTCTGCTACCCACACGTTCGGGCAGTATTTTTTAAATTTGTTCATTTTCTCTCCTTTGATTTTGTATCCTAAAGCAAACCCCGCTCAAAGGAGACTAATGCGAGTTGAAAAGCGGGGCTTGGTTTAAGATACGGTGGCGGACGGCAGGAGTCGAACCTGCGTTCCAAAATCTCGTTTTATGGACGTCCAAGAGTTTATGCCACTTAACATACGTCCGCCATAAATAAAATGCGTGGATTTTTCAAGCTCTGATATACACGCGCGATCAGGGCTGGTCTGGCTAGGGCAATATCGCTTCCCTAGTGCGCTAACCCGTAGCTTTAGGTTACGTAACCTCGGCGTGGGTCGCCTATCCTTGTTTGGATAATGAAAGTATAGCTATACTATCCTTAAAATAAAGTTAATTAGACTAGTTAAACTATACTTTTAAAAATATTTTTTATGGTATAATTTTAAAAATCGTTTTAAAAGGCATAAAAATGGAATTTAAAGACCAAATAAAGGCTATCGCGAGTAAGATAGAGGATGTAAAAGGCAAAATCCATACAGAGGAGGCAACAAAAAACGCCTTTATTATGCCGTTTATTCAAGCTTTGGGTTATGACGTATTTGACCCGAATGAGGTGGTGCCGGAATTCACGGCAGATTTAGGTATAAAACAAGGTGAAAAAATAGATTACGCCATTTTTAAAGACGGAGCGCCGATAATTCTAGTGGAGTGCAAAAAGGCTAATGCCGACCTAAACGTTAATAATGAATCGCAGCTCTTTAGATATTTTCATGCGGCATCGGCAAAATTTGCGATACTCACAAACGGCATTATTTACAAATTTTATACCGATCTCGACGAGAAAAACAAAATGGACACTACGCCGTTCTTGAGCTTTAATATCCTAAAAATCAAAGATAATCAAATAACCGAGCTCGCTAAATTCCAAAAAGAGGCCTTTAACTCCGATGAAATTTTTAGCGTTGCAAATGTCTTAAAATTTTCAACTGAATTTAGGCGCGTGATAAATGCCGAGATGTCCGAGCCAAGCAAAGATTTTATTAAATTTTTTATCAAAAAAGTGTATACCGGTGTTGTAACCGATAGAATAATAGACCAATTTGCAGGGGCGATAAAAAATACAATCGCACAATACATAACCGATAGCGTAAATGAACGCTTGGATGCCGCCAAAATAGACAAAAGCGGAGATAAGCAAGGGCTGGAAATAAGCGATGATTTAAAAATGCCCAAGATCATAACAACTGATGAGGAAATAGAAGCATTTCATATTGTCCGGGCCATATTATGCCAATCGGTGCCACTTGAGCGAGTTTATTACCGAGACGCGCAGTCATATTTTGCCGTACTGTTTGACGACAATAACCGTAAGACTATTTGTAGGCTTTATCTATCTGGTAGCAAAAAATACATCGGCATAATAGACAAAAAGAAAAATGAGGATAAAATTTTAATCAACAGCATTGACGATATTTACAAATATGGCGAAAAGCTGATAGAAATAGCAAGCATCTATAATTCTGAAAAATAACCTATCTTTTCCTCCACTCCCACGGCGGGGCAGGCTCTTTGTCTCGCCACAAGCCCAGCCTTTGGCTTTTTGCTTTGCTTTCTTGCGGGGCATATTTCTTTGAAAACTTGCGATACGCCCACGCGTAGCCATTTGCTACCATTTGGGCGTTTATGTCGGTGCCGTTTAGATAGATTGTGCCGATCGTGCGCTTGTATCTATCTTTGCCGTTTTCATCGACTTCTACGACCTCGCCGACTATCAAATTTGCTAAAAACTGCTTCGACTTTTTGCCGTATGGTTGCTTGAGCTCAGGCGCGTCAATGCCGAATAGCCTTACTTTGATTTGGGTTTTGTTTTGAAGTATCGTGATCGTGTCGCCGTCGTGGATAGAGACGACCTTGCCGGAGAGGGCAAAAAGTGGGCAGGCTATCGCTAGGGTAGCCAAGAATTTAATAATTAGCAATCTTTTTTTATCTCGTTTCTTATCTCTATTAATGCACTGTGTATTTCTTTTTGAACTTTTGGAGTAAAACCAGCGTCGCATCTATTAATTTTGGCTACGACGCCGCCGAGCATTGCCCGTATTTTATCGCTAAATAGATCGCCAAAATCTGACTTAAATTTAACTATCCTTTCTCTAGCCTCAATTGGGTCAGGCACTACCCACAACAAGCTAGAAGAGCTTGAATATTTATTGTTGCTGGGGTCAAGATATTCTACAACCCCGTTAAAATTTTTAATCATCTCCAACTCGCGGTCTTTCTTTTTTGTTCGTGACGCAAGCCAATATCCAAGCCACCCCGAAAAAAATGATACTGCTAAGGTTTGAAGCCATTCGAACATTGTTTGCCCTTTCCCTAAAACCTCTTTGAATTTATGGAGTAGCTGCCGACTACGCGTCCGAGAATTTCGATATTTAAATCCTCTGCAATTTTTATCGGCTCGTAGTCTCTATTGTCGCTTATTAGCGCAAAATACGGGCGTTTTTTAAATCTTTTTACCAATAATTCATTGTCGTACCTGCAAACGTATATCGCACCCTCTATCGCCTCTTGCCCGTCGTGGCAAAATACTACCAAGTCGCTTTCCATTATGGTCGGCTCCATTGAGTTACCAAAGCAAGGGATTATCCCTATGCGCGCTTTTGGGCTGACATTAAACATTATGCGCAAATCCTCGGGCTTAAACGGCAGCATATCAGGGTCGCCCAAGTCGCCGTTTTCTGCGCCAAAGCCTGCGGAGACTACGCCATCTTTAAAAAACGGAACGTATATGGTGTTTTTGTCGGCTTCATCTGTGGTTTCTATGTTTTGCGCGGGGGCAATCTGGAATATGTCTTGTATTATTAAATCATTTACCGGTATATCTAGTATCTCACAAATCAATTTCGCTTTTGCGATCTCCGGCTTATTTTTTTCATCTGCAAACCAAAATTTAATGCCACTTTCCGTTATATCTTGCCCCTGCTCGGTAAGCATTTCCGCCAATTTGGCATACGATATTTTCTTTTCCTTTAGCACCTTTTTTAAAAGGGGCTTATTTAGCTTGTATTCCATAGCTATACCTCCAATAGAAAATGTATAGTAATTATATCCTTTTTATAAAATATTTTAAGACAGTATAGCTATGCTATTAAACAGGAATTAAGATTAGTATAGCTATACTTTCAATATGACAACTAAAAATTTTTTACAAATACTAAGAAAATACTACGCAGAGCCCATGGTTAAAGCCGTGAGAGCCGGCATAAATAAACCGTCTTATGAAAAGATGTGCCAAATGAACAAGGAAGACGGCATCGAATTTGAGTTTTGGAGAGATGTCCGCGGCTGGTTTGATAATCAAAAACTTATCGAGCGCGAAGCTAAAAAGGCTAAATATGACCCTAAAACGCGAGTTTAAAAAGCTAAAGCGCCAAATCAAAAAATTACGCAAGCAAGTTGGAGAGTTATCAAACGAGCAGACCGAGATCGGCGCGATAGGTTTTTATGCAGATGATGAAATTTGCGACGATGAGCAGCAGGAAGCCCAAGAAGCCAAACAACTCAAAAAGGCTAAAAAGGAGAGCAGATGAAAAAATCAAAACTCAAGGCTGAGATTAAAATCTTAAAACTCCGCCAAGAAAATATGATTTACGAGCTGGCGCAGATAAAAAGCGCCGTTGCCCGGATTGAGGAGAGTATTCAAAAAAATAACTACGGCGATACTGTTTTTAAGAGATACCCCGAGGCTGCGATACCGCTCAACCCTAGCTATAAAGAGGTAACGGTTGATGCGAAAGATTTAGCGGAGCAAATATCGTCGGCCGTAATGGAAAGACTTGGGTTTAACCTTGCTAATTCCGGCAAGGGGCGCAAAGGCCCCCTAAATTCGCGGTATTAAAATATGCATCTAGGCGCCGACTACTTTAATGGTCCCGTTTTTTGCCGAGCCGTTAATAGCGGCTTTGATCTCTTTAACCCATTCGTCTTTGACGCCGAGAACTTTTAGCGTCTCGTCGTCAATGGCGTGGGCCTTAATGAGCTCAAAAAGCTTAATGTCGTTAGCTAGCTTTAGCTCGCCGTAAAGTAAATTAATCTGGCTTAGCAGATTGGTAGATTGATAGTCATTCATTGTAATGGCTCCTTGTGTTGAATTTTTGTGAGGACTTCTATTTTAGCACAAGGGGCTTTTAGAGTGAATAAAGTTGAAAGGCCAAAAAATGATCGCTGAAACATCACTAAAAGCATATCGCGTCATAAAGCCGTTTCTAAACGGCAAACGTGCGCAGGTATATGAGTGTTTTAAACTGCATCCAAACGGCGCGACACGGCAAGAAATAGCGCGCTGGTACAAGTTCAAAGAGTGCGGCGTATGCGGTCGCGCAAACGAACTGATAGAGAGAGGCTATCTGGTAGTAGTCGGCACGAAAAAGGATACCGTTACGGGTCATAGTGCGGAAATTTTAAAAGCCGTCGAGAGGGTGGCGTAATGCCTGATATTGAGTTTGTGATCGCGTCTTTTGCGATCGGCATTATTTTATTCGAGCTTATTAATTACTTCAAATTTAGGCTGTGAAATGAAACTTTTAGCACTCTTGATTTGGATAATTTTGAGTTTTTTGGCGGTTTGCCTTTTTGTGTCGGTCGCGTTTGCGTGGCTGACGGTTGAGAAATTTAAGGGGGATGAGGAATGAACGAAATTTTGACCTTGATAAATCTTTTGGGCGACTACAAACGAGCTTTACTTTACGCTTATTTGCAAAACAAAGGCTGGGGGCTGATAGTATCCGACTACGACATTTTAAGCGATCTCAAATTTAGCACGACTGATCTAGTGAGGGCTAGAGGCGAGCTAATGATAAGCGGAGTAATAAAAGTCGAGTATCTGCCCGACAATATGGCTAGACACAAGATAGGGGGAATGTGATGATAAAAACTCACAGCGTAGATGTTGAACTAGCCAAAAAAGTAGGCTTTGATGAAGCTAATATACTTGGCTTTGTCGCCTATTGGGTTAAAAATAACCGCGATAATAATAGAAACTTTTATGACGGCAGGTATTGGACCTATAATTCGGCGCAAGCCCTCACAGAACAATTCCCGTATTGGACGAGACGCCAAATTTCAGGTCTGCTTGAAAAACTTGAAAAAATGGGCGCAATAATAAAAGGCAATTATAATAAAAACAAATTTGATAGATCATCTTGGTATGCTCTAACGGATAAATTTATGTATCTCATCGGCGCGGAAATGGATGAAACAAATACGGAAATCCATTTTACAAATACGGAAATGGATGAAACAAATACGGAAATCCATTTTACAAATACGGAAATGGATGAAACAAATACGGAAATCATAATAGGTAACAATTACAAACCAATAGATAAACCAAATTCTTTTAGCGCACGCGAAAAAAATCAAACTTCGCTAAACGCTCCGGCTCTAAAAGAAAATCCAAACGAAAATTTTAAAAATCGTCCTCTAAACGAAAATCAAGTTGGCTATGGGGTAGAGAGATCCAACCTAACAAGCAAACCTACACTAGAAGCTAAACCTAGCCTAGTAGCTACAAAATTAAACACTACTAGCGATTACGTAAGCTATACAAGCCCTAAAAACTACGCGACTGAAAAAGAGTGGTACGCGGCGTTAAAGATGACCGACCTTATGGGCTGGAATATCGAGGGCATACTCTACACGCACCTAATCCCATACCTAGAGGACAAACGCGGACGACCGCTACAAGATTTTGAGATCAGGCGCATAAGCGTTGAGCTAGCCAAATACGTTGGAGTTTCCCAACTAGAGATCGTAAGGCGTTGTATAAAAGGCGGCTTTCGAGAAATTAAACCTTTCGGCACGGACAAGCTACGCAAAGATTATCCCGATATGTGCTGGGAGTTAGGAGACAATTATGAAATTTAACAAGCGAATAGAATACGAGCGGGTGATTTTATCGTCTTACGTGTTTAGTATGGACTTAGACGAAATAGCGCAGTATCTAAAAAACGGGGTTGATGAAAGCCTTTTTAGTGGCGTGAGAATCAAAATCGCTAGAGAAATAAACGCCAAAATCAAAGAGGGGCTGGACTATCACACGCTAGGTACGGCGATGTCTGCTTTTTGTAAGGGTGATGAGATCTTATTGCAGGAATATACAGATATTCTCTCGTATAACCCGATATGTAGCGAAAAAACCTACTTGTGGATAATTAAAGAGCTTAAAAGCCTTTCAGTATTAGAGGAAACGCTAAAAAAACTAAGCAAAAGTGATCTATCAAACAAGCTTGAACTAACGCAAGACGAGCTAGAAAACGCATACGAGATACTCGGATCGGCGCTAGGAAAAATAAACGACCTAGACGACGCCAACGACGAGGGCGAAAATATGGGCGAATTCGTTAAGCGCGTAGAGAGAAATAGGGATTTGAAATTTTACCCTACGGGCTTACAGTGGCTAGATATTGAGCTAGAGGGCGCAGGACTAGCCGAGGGGAGCTTCATTAACATAGCGGGCGGTAGCTTTGCAGGCAAGACTACTTTTACGCTAGAGCTTCTTAAATCGATGGCGCAAAGTGAAAAAGTGTGCTTTTTTAGCTACGAAATGTACGAAAAAATTCTAATTAGGAAGTTTAAATTTGCGAGCTGGAACGTGCTGCAAAATATTCAAATCTATCAAGACGGCGCGCAAATAGACAAGATCGCCGCAAGAATACGCAAACTATCAAAAAAAGGCTACAAAATATTTGCGATTGATAGCCGTATGAAAATCAGAGTGAGCAACGAAAAAGCTAGCGAATACGAAAAAAACAACGAAATATCAAGCAAGCTAAGCGAGCTAACAAGGACGCTGGGCGTGATCGTGATACTAATCAATCAAATCAGCGAAGCCGACTTGAAAGCTGGAAGAAACAGCCTAAAAGGCAGCGGCGATCAAGTTTATGATAGCGATATGATTATTTATTTAAAAGCCACCACAAACGACCGCAAAGAAGTCGTAAAAAGAGAATTTGAAATGGCAAAAGACAGAATAGGCGAGCGGCTTTTCAAAGTGAATATCCCTGATTTTTACAAAAAAGAGCCGCAAGCGGTTTATTTTAACGAGGAGCTAGCAGTATGAGGTTGGAATTCAAACCAAACGGCCAAAAGAATTTTTACGACGTGCTTTTAGTCGATTTTGAAAGCGGCGAAGTCGTAATACTCGTCGCAGGCGGGCGAGAGTGTAAAAGGCTATCTGACGGCGAGCTAAGAATAAAAGGCGAGCAAGGGAGTTTGTTTTGATAGCGAAATTTAACCGCGCGCCTTTGCCGTTTCAAGGACAAAAACGAAATTTTATAAAGCAGTTTAACGAGCTTATCAAAGACGAGTTTATGAGTTACCGAAACGGGATTTTTATCGATGCTTTCGGCGGGTCGGGGCTACTTAGCCACAACATAAAACAAATCTATCCGAATGCTCGCGTGATATACAACGACTATGACGGGTATTGCGAAAGATTGGCGCGCATCGAGGAGACGAGCGAAATCTTATGCGTGATAAGCCCGCATTACGAAAAATACAAAAAAGCCGAGCCCATTGACGCAGATGACAAGTCCGCAATAACTCAAATTTTAGATAATTTCAAAAACAAAGGCTTTTATATTGATTGGCTAACGTTTAGTTCCATTTTGTTTTACGGCGGGAGCTATGCGCATAATGAAGCCGAATTTAAAAAAGAGAAAAGATTTTTTTCGAGGGTCAACGGCCCCGTGCCGCAGTATAACGCTAAAGGTTATTTAGAGGGCGTAGAGATAGTCCGCAAAGACGCAATGGAACTAATAAAAGAATTTGACGGGCAGGACGTCGTATTGGTTTTAGATCCGCCGTATCTGCAAACAGATAAGACTGGATATAAATGCTTTTGGGGGTTGCGCGACTTCTTAAAGCTGATTAGGCTAGTGCGCGAGCCGTTTATATTTTTTTCAAGCGAAAATAGCGACATATTGCCGTATATCGACGATAGGATAGAGTGCGGCGATGAAGTTTTTAAGGATTACAAAATAAAGCAAGCTAGTCTTAGCAACGGCGCTAAGTCTAAGCCTGATTATATGATTTACAAAAGCAAGGGAGGGGCGCTGTTTTGATGATGCCTAAATACGAAAACACTCTAGCGTATGCAAAAGCTACGGGGCAAGTGCCGCTAGAGGATTGGGAGATGAAATTCTTTGCCGACTGGCTAAAAAGAAATGATCTAAAATTTACGCACGTAGCAAACGAAAGGGTAGCTAGCGTGCAATACAAAAAGAAACTAAAAGCAATGGGAACTAGCGCAGGCTTTCCCGATATGCTGGTATTTTTGCCCACCAAGATCGTATTTGTAGAGATGAAACGAGCAAAAAAGAGCCTAAGCAGGGTATCGGACGAGCAAGAGGATTGGGTAGATACTATCAACTGCTACGGCTACGCAAAGGCGAAAGTTTGCTATGGCTCGGGCGAGGCGATAGATTTTATCAAGAGTGAGCTAGGGAGAACGCGCTGATTGAAATACGACGTCGATAAATTTTATGCGTTATCGGAGTTTTTTAATGACGACTTCCGTCTTATGGCGTGCGTAATATCGCTAAAGATCGGCATCGAGCCGAAGCGGGCATATAAAGACCTAGAATTTGCCAGATATAAGCCCGAATACCTCGATGTGCTAGAGGGCGTGCGGGCGGATTTTAAAGCCGATCCGATGAAACCATATAAAGAAGCCGTATTAGCTACAATCCCTAAAACGGACGTTATCTTTAGTCGCGACGACTTTGCAAACATTGAGGCGTATAGCGTATTTGAAAAGTCGTACGACAAAAGCGGCGCAAAGCTAAGAAATAAAACCAAACGCCCGCGTAGGGTTAAAAAAGAACAACTAGAGTTTAAATTTTAAGGGGAGCGGGTGGCGTATAGTATAGAAAAATGGGAGCGCGCTAAAGCATATTTTGAGAGCGGGCAGTACACCCTATCGCAGATAAATCAAAAGACGGGCATAAGCATAAGCAAGATAAGCGAGCGGGCAAAAAAGGAAAAATGGGAAAAAGGCAAGAACGCCGACTACATCGAAGCTAAAAAGACGATTGCGGAAAAAAAAGGGAAAGAAAGGGAAAATATTATCTCTGTTTTAGACGAAATAGCCGACGAAAAAACAAAACACCTGCTTTATTTCCAAAACTCCGCTATTAAAAATCAGCAAAAGGCAAACGAGCTTTTAGAATTTGCCGAGGATTTATCCGACCTTGACGCTCACAGCAGGATAACGGCGCGCAATAAAGAAACCGTGCTAGGCAAAGAGCCGACGGCACAAATAACCAACACCAACGCCCAGCAGAACAATACGCAAATAATCATAAGCAAAGATGAGTAATTTAGAAGTTAAACTACTCCCACACCAATACGAGCTACTGGCCGATACAAGCACGAAAATTATAGGTTTAGTCAGCGGCTACGGTGCGGGCAAAACCTACGCCGCGGTTAGAAAAGCCTTACAACTAGCATTTTTAAACCCTGGTTGTGCCGGCGTGATAACCGAGCCTACATACCCGCTTTTGCGCGACATCTTATTCGGCGACTTAGAAAACGCGCTCATTGAGTGGGGTGTGCCGTATAAATTTAACAAATCAAGCGCGGTATTTACCCTGGACGTAAACGGGGCTAAAACGCCTATTTTGTGCCGTAGTATGGAAAACTGGGAGCGGCTAATCGGCATAAACGCCGCGTGGATAATATGCGACGAGTTTGATACGTCAAAGACCGAGATAGCACTGAAAGCTTACGAGAAACTATTGGGGCGTTTAAGGGCGGGCAATACTAGGCAATTTATCATCACCACGACGCCCGAGGGTTTTCGCGCCACATATCAAATTTTCATAGAAAAAGGCGGCGAGGCAAAGCGCCTGATTCGCGCCAAAACCGCCGACAATAAATACCTACCGCCTGATTTTATCGACACACTAAAAGAACAATACCCCGAGAATTTATTAAAGGCGTATTTAGAGGGCGAATTCGTAAACCTAACTAGCGGCACAGTGTATAGCTACTTTGGCCGCGATACCCACGCAAGCACGGAGACTATCAAAGAAGGCGAGACGCTACACATAGGCGCGGACTTTAACGTGGGCGGCTGCATAAACATAGTCTGCGTAGAGCGAGCAGACGATGAAGGCAATATCACTACGCACGCGGTCGATGAGGTTATCAGCTACGATACATACGCTATGGCTCAAACATTGCGCGATCGCTACAAAGGGCATAAAATCATCGTTTATCCGGACGCAAGCGGGCAGAATAGAAAAACGAGTGCTAGCGAGACCGACGCGCAAATTTTAAGAGGTGCCGGGTATTTAGTATTCGTAAATCACTCAAACCCTAGCATTAAAGACCGCGTAAACTGCGTAAATAACTTATTTGACAAACGCCGCCTGCTCGTAAATGTCGCTAAGTGCCCAAATTTGACAAAGGCGCTTGAACAGCAAGCGTGGGATAATAAGACGCAGTTGCCCGAAAAAAGCGACGCACACCCGGCAAACGATGACTACAATGACGCGCTGGGGTATCTAATCGCGTATAAATACCCTATCGCAGCGCGGGATTACCAAATCAAGGTAGTCGGAGTTTAAGCGTATAATGCAAAGAAAAAAGGCTTTTTATGGCGGTAAATGCAAAACATCCCGAATATTCTAAGAATTTAACTAAATGGCAGCTAATGCGCGATGCTTTGGCGGGCGAGGTGGCAAAAGAAAAATACGTGCCTAAACTAAGCGATCAAGAAGCAGATGAATACAAAGCCTATGTAGGGCGCGCGGAGTTTTACAATGCGACTGCCAGAACTCAGGTCGCGCTCACGGGGCTACTGTTTGCTAAGCCACCTAAAGTGGAGTTGCCCGAAGCGTTAAAGACGATCGGCGAAAATATCAGCCTGGACGACGATACACTAGAAGCTCTTGCTAAAAATATCGCCGACGAGTGCCTAAGCGTTGGGCGTTGCGGCGTGCTTGTAGATTTGCCTAGCGTTGAAAAGTCCGACTACTCAAAGCTTGAAGCTGAAAGGCTAAATTTAAGAGCCTATGCCACGCTTTACAAGGCCGAAAATATCATCAACTGGAGAACCACAAAAATAAACGGCTCAAACGTTACGTCACTCGTGGTACTCGCAGAAACCTACACTGAGCCGACGAATGACGAGTTTGTAGATAAGATAAAAACGCGCTACCGAGTGCTTGATTTGCACGATGGCTACTATCGCCAAAGGGTATTTAGCGAAACCAAGGCGGGGAATTTTGAAGTAGTTAGCGAAATTTACCCGAGCGCAAACGGGCAAAAGCTTGAATATCTGCCGTTTACGTTTTTTAACGTGAACGACTTAAAAACGTCGGTAGAAAAGCCGCCTTTGCTTGATCTAGCTAAAGTTAATATTAGCCATTTTAGAAGCGAGGTAGATTTAGAACACGGCACGCATTTTACGGCGCTACCGACGCCTTATGTCACGGGCTATCAAGGCGAGAGCAGCGAAAAACTAAAAATAGGCTCTACCGCCGTTTGGGTCATAAACGACCCGAGCGCAAAGGTCGGCTTTTTAGAATTTAGTGGTGCGGGGCTATCTACGCTTGAAAACCGCATCGCGGTCAAAGAAAAGCGGATGTCGATTTTAGGTGCGCGCTTATTACTAGACGAAAAAAAGACCGCAGAGGCTACCGAAACGCTGCAAATGCGAAAGAGCGGCGAAAATGCAGTGCTAACCAATGTTGCCTCTACGATCAGCGAGGGCATAGCCTCGTTTTTAAAAGACGTTGCCTTTTTTGAGAATATCGCGAGCGAAAATTTAATCTACGAAATCAACACCGACTATAATCTAACGATGATCGAGCCGCAACTATTAGCACAAATAATCGCGGGCATTCAAAGCGGGGATATTCCAAACGAAGTGCTTTACGACGCATTGTTAAAAGGCGAGCTAATGCCTAAGACTATACAAAGCTACGAGGATTATCAGGCCAAACTAGAGCAAGCCGCGCCGCAGGTAACGCCGAGCGATGAAGCCATTTAACCAACTTATAGCCGAGCTTGAAGTAGCGCGCTCTCTTTTACACGAGCGGATAAAAAACGGGCTAAGCAAAAAAGTAGCGAAATTTTACGACGATATGATCGCGGATTTGCAAGCGCAAATTTTAAAAAAGAAAAACATCACGAACAATCTAACCCAAACGATAAGCGATTTAAAGCAAAGCCTAAAAACGCCCGATTTGCGTAAAGATTTTTTAACGCTAGCGCAAAACGAGCAAGACCATCTATTAGACTACAACGAGCTGGCGGGGATTGTTTTATTTTCTAGCGTATTGCCAGAGAGTAGCATTGAGCGGATAGTAGATAGCGCACAACTAGAGGGCGCGACCGTCAAAGCTTGGAACAATGGTCTAAACGCCGATCAGAAAAAACGCCTTGAACGCGAGCTAAAAATAGGCGTGAGCCTAGGCGAAACTACGCCTATGCTGGCGCAAAGAATAGCGCAGGCTTTACAAAAAAACAAACGCGACGCCACTGCGATAGCATTAACCGGAGCGGGTGCAATAGTAAGCGAGATCCGTCAAGCCTTTTTTGAGGCAAACGACGACGTCATAAAATGCTACAAATACCAAGCCACGCTAGATACTCGCACGTCTGAACTATGCCGCGCCTACGACGGCCTAATCTGGGATAAAGACTACAAGCCTATCGGGCACGATTTCCCGTTTCGCAAACCCCGCGTAAATACTCATTTTAATTGTCGTAGCACCATAATACCCGTAACTAAAAGTTGGGATGAACTGGGCGCCGAGGGAATGGACGAAGCGAACGGTCGCACTAGGTCAAGTATGAACGGCTACGTGCCGCAGGATATGACGTTTAACGACTGGTTAAAAACCCAAAGCCCCGAAACGATAGAAAAGACGCTAGGAAAAGGTAGAGCCGAGCTATTTATGCAAGGCAAGATCACCATGCGGGATTTAATCACGCAGCAGGGACGGAGCGTAAATTTAAGCGATTTAAGCAGTTTAGGGACTAGAACAAGGGCGAGTAATAAATTAAAAGCTATGTTTGCGGATGTAGATTTTACGAAAGCCGGGTACAGACCACCGTTAAAAGAGCCGCTAACCCTAGCCACGCTAAGCACGCACACAGTGAACAAACTAAAAGCGCGCGGCATAGAAACAAACGGGGAACTAAAGGTAGCAACACAAAGAGAGCTACTGCACGGAATGAGGCTAAAAAAGATAAAAGACGGCAACGCGTTAAGCGCGGAGCAGTTTTTTGATATGCCGTTAAATTTGACCGAGGATAATTTATATTACGGCAAGGACGAAATGGGCAATGATACGATAAATTTCTTTTGGGAAAGCGATAACGAGTTGTGTTATGCGTATTTTACTAAAAAGGGCATATTGCAAACTTATGGAAAAACAAAAGCGCAGACGATAAAAAGATACAAAGCGATAAAAGGGAGTCGAACCCAATCATAACGAGGCTTACGCCTCCTCCTCTGACCCACTGAGGCATTATCGCTCTGATACTCTTATTATACCATATTTTTACCAAACCAACCCCATTTAAAATTTAAGTTACTATTCTATCAAAGGCAGTGCCTTAAATTTAACTCTTGTGGAGGACAAAATGGATATTGAGGAGCTAAAAAAGCAAGTCAGTGATTTGCAAGCAGAAAAAGAGAGAATGGAAGCCAAAAATAAAGAGCTTTTGGCGGAAGTTAAAAAGGTAAAAGCTAAAAATGCCGACGCGGTGGAAGCTGAGAAATACGCAGAGCTTGAAGCTAAATACGACGAGCTAAAAGCAGAGAACGATAAGCTCGCTAAAAAATACGATACCGATACGAAAAAGCTAAACGCCGATCTAGCCAACGCTAACGGATCGCTAAATAAGTATTTAATCGACGCGGGGCTAAGCGACAATCTCGCAAAAGCGGGCGTAAAAGCGGAGTTTTTAGAAGCGGCCAAAGCTCTTTTACGCGGCAATGCTAGCTTAAAAGACGACAAAGGCGAGCTAAAAGCTTATATCGCGGATAAGCCTATAAGCGAGTTTGTGAGCGAATGGGCGCAAAAAGACGGCAAAGCTTTTATAGCTGCGCCACAAGGTCAAGGCGGAGGTGCGAGCGGGAGCGGGAGCGCAAACGTTAGCGGGAGTTTCGGCGGCACTCAAAGCGAAAGAACGGCCGCCATAAGAGAAAAATATCATTTATAGGAGTGAATAATGGCACTAAGCGATATGAAAGTATTTTCGGAATACTTGGCAGGTACAACGATCGAAACGCTAAGTCAAGACATCGAGAAATTTAATGCGGCAAGCGGCGGAACGATAGTTTTAAACGCACAAGGCATAGACGGCGATTTTATGCAGGAGAGCTTTTTTAAGGGGCTACACAGTGCACAACGCAGGGTGGACAGATATGCAGCCAACGCCGCGGCTACAGCTACTGCCTTAAAACAAGAGCAGGATAACGCCGTAAAGATAGCTGGAGGTTTTGGCCCAGTAGTATTTGAGCCTAGCCAGCTAACTTGGATACAAAAAGACCCTGCCATAGCTCTTGAGGTTATCTCGCGCAATATGAGCGAGGCGATGATAAGCGATATGCTAAACACGGCTATCTCTGCACTCGTAGGGGCTATCGGCAATAACGCGGGCGTAGTAAACGACGTAAGCGCGAGCGGCGGCATAAACCAAGCCAACCTAAACAACGCCTACGCTAAATTCGGCGATAGAAGTGCGGCGATAACGGCCAACATAATGAGAGGCGCGGTATTTCATAAGCTAATCGGGCAAAATTTAGCAAACGCCGCGCAGCTTTTTAAAGCTGAAAATGTGCGTATAGTGGATATTTTAGGGCGTAGAATAGTAGTGACCGACGCGCCGGCTCTGTATAAAGCGGGAACGCCGAATAAAGACTACGTTTTAGGCTTGACGGCTGGAGCTGCAATAGTAAGCGACGCGGGCGATCTAATCACGAATATCCAAACTAACAACGGCAAAGAGCGCATAGAAACGACTTACCAAGCCGACTATACGTTTGGGTTGTCGCTCAAGGGCTATTCTTGGGACACGGCAAACGGCGGCAAAAGCCCTGATAACGCGAAGATAGGCACCGGTACGAATTGGGATAAGATCGTAGCTAGCGACAAAGATACCGCAGGCGTCTTGTTAATAGGCGACGCGGCTAAAAACTAGGAGGTAAGAAATGTCTAAAATTTGGTATGTAGAATTCCCGACGTTTCAGTATAACGAGGATGTTAAAGCCCTAGCCAAAGAGCGAGGGCTAACAATCATCGACGCTAAATTCGACGAGGGCGACGGCGTAAAAGATCCGCCCGCCTTGACCTTAAAGGGCGCGACGCAAGAAGTCGATTACGACGAGCTAATATCAAGGCTCGATACGTTAAAAGCGGGCGAATTGAAGTTGCTAGCGGTGTATTTGGGCGTTGAATATACTAACGTGGACGGCACTAAAGCCGCGATAAAAGAGAAGTTGGAGCAATGATACCCGAGGACGGCACTGGACTATCTAACGCCAATGCTTACGTTTCGGTAGAGTTTGCCGATGAGCATTTTTCGGCACGCGGCAACCAAACGTGGGCGGGGCTAGGCAGCGCGGACAAAGAGGCGGCTATTATCAAGGCGACGGATTACTTAGAAGCGGTGTATTTTGACAAATGGCAAGGCGAGAAATTAAAAAGCGATCAGGCTTTGAGCTTCCCGCGCTCACCGTTTGGAATGCCCGCTAAGTTTAAATCCGCCGTGTGCGAGCTAGCTATAAGGGCAAACGCAGGCGAGCTAATGAGCGACGTCGAGCGGCTAACTACCAAAGAAAAAGTAGGCAGCATTGAAGTGGAATATGCGCAAAACGCCGACCCCGCCACTAAATACGCTTATGTAGCTAGCCTTTTAAAGCCGTTTTTAAAACCTGCAAGCGCAATGGTAATGAGGCTAGAGCGATGCTAAACGAAAAAGCCAAAAATACGGCGTTTAAATTGCTTGAAAAATTCGGCAAAGTAGGCACGTATAAGCGCAAGGGCGGTCAAACTTACGACCCCGAAACGGGCGGGATGACCGAGCAGACAAGCGAATACAAAGTAAAGGCGTATATCGATAGCGCGAAAAGCTACTCAAATTTAATAGAAAAAAGCTTATTAAACGAGGGTGATAACGTGATCTTAGTAGCCGCCAAATCTTTGCCTTTTATGCCGCAAAATAACGACGTGATAGAGTTTCCTCACTGTGCCTATACTATCAAATACAACGACGCAGTATGGGGCGGCGAGGATGTGGCACTACATCAGCTAATCGGAGTTGCAAAATGATTGATAGGCAGATAGAGAACTTTAGTGCAAAGGCTCAAGAAAAGGTGCTAAAAATCTTTAAAAAATCAGTCATTGATCTAACTTCAGACATCATCAGCGACACGCCGGTAGATACGGGCAGGCTTAAAAATAATTGGTTTCCTAGCGTGGGCGCAGCTAGCCAGCAGACGACTGAAGCGACCGCAAACGAAGCCGGAGATAGAGCGGAAAACTTTGCAAATAGCGAGCTAACGCTAGATAAAACCTTTTATTTTACAAACAATTTGCCTTATGCCTTTCGCATAGAATTTGAGGGGTGGAGCAAGGTAAAAGCCCCGCAAGGTATGGTAAGGCGCAATGCGATCCGCTGGAAACAAATCGTAAAAAGGGCGGCACGTGCTTAGAATTCGTCAAGCTTTAGAAAAAGCGGTTTTAGCGGTTACCCCTGCGATTGATACGGCGTTTGAAAATACGACGTTTAGTCCAAAAGCGGGCAAGCCCTATCAGCAACTTTATTTTTTACCCGCCAAACCAGAGGCGGCCGTAATTGATGATAGTATTTCAGAAGTATTGGGCGTGTTTCAAATAACCTTACGCTACCCCGCAGGCGAGGGCGTTAAAAATGTTCTTGAGAGGGCGAGGCTTTATGAAAAAGCCTTTAGCGTAGGGGCTAAATTTGAACACGCAGGCATTAAGACGTATATTTACAGCCCTGCGGAGGTAAAGATACTAGGCGTTGACGGCGATCGCTACGGCGTGGCCGTTTCTATTTATTTTAAAACTTATAAGGAGTGAAAATGGCAGCAAATCTTGAAGTTACCGACGCGCAGCTTACCAAATTTTACATTTGCGACACTGGCGTCGATTTAGGCGATGCGACGAAAATCAAAACGGCGTTAACATCTGCAAAACGCATAGCGTATTTGGAGGATTTGGGCGACTTTACAAAAACCCGCGAAACCACTGAATATAAATGCATAGACGAGGACGCGGTCGCAGTATCGCAAGGCTCGGTAAGCTACGGTGAAACGGAACTAAAGCTTTTTTATAAAGCAGGTCAAGACAACGGCGTAAACGAGCTTAGCGAGATGTTTGACAAAAAACAGCGCAAGCAGTTTATTATTGTGGGCGACGACGAACCGGCGACCGGGGCAACTAAACACCCAACCTACATCACGGGCGAATTTATCAACACAAAAGCAGGCATAACGATCAACAAAGGCGACGTTATACGCGTGCCTGCCGTTATCAAAATAACTCGTCTTGATAAAATTATCCCAGCTTCGGCGTAAAAGGTAAAAAATGGATTTAAAAAATTTTGATATTTCAGCGGGCGAAACGGGCGTTGAGCTAACCATACTCGATCTTGATAACAAACCGACCGACATCAAGATCAAAGTGTTAAGCTTTCATAGCAAAAAAGGGCGAGAGGTATTCCTTGAAACCCTTAGAAAAACTAATGCCGACGGCACTCTAGCCAAATCTCAAAGCGAGATACTAGCGGGGCTTACCGTGGGCTGGAAAGGCATCAGCGAGGGCGAAAAAGAGCTTAAATTTAGCCGAGAAGAAGCCGTGCGCGTATATGAAACCTACCCGATCATCGCAAATCAAGTCGAGCGCTTCACGGAGGACGCTAAGAATTTTTTAAAAAAGTAGAGGACGAGCTATCGCTATGGGTGCGGCAGTTTGCCTTTTACAGCACGACGCCCGACGATGCCAAAGAGTGTCGCGGAGCGAAGTGCGAGCAGATTTATCCGCCTCTAACTTGGGGCGAACATCTTATCAACGCACTATCAGAGTTGAATTTCGCTAGAAGCGGCGGTTACGGCGCGGTGCCGATAGATTTTCAGGAGATAAAAGCCTACTGCGATCTTACGGGTGCTAAATTTAGCCCGTGGGAGATAATCACGCTACAAAAACTAAGCTTAGTTTATTGCGGCGAGCGAAACAACACCGATAAGCACGCATACGCGCCTTATATGGGCGAGTTTAACCCGAAAAGCTTTAAAACTATACTTGATAAATTTAAGCAGTAGCCCCGACCAAGGGGCTAAATACTATCTAACCCCTCGTTGCTATCTATAAAAATTTATCAAATCCAGACATATCTATTTCAATAATGACACTTCGTTGTAAGTAATCACGGTATTGAACAAGAACTGTCTTTGCAGTTTTTAATTCATCCACTTGCTCTTTTGTTAGCCAAAACAAAAACCCTGAAGTTGGCTGTGAGAGCGCAATTTGGGTTTCATACGCCTTATTTTTGTCTGCTCTGATTTTTATTTTGCTAGAGCTTGCCTTTCCGACTTTCTTATCTATGTGGATTGGGCTTGGCACAACAACTATAATTTTATATCCATCCCCAGCTGCCTTACTGGTGTTTTTTGGGGGGCGAAGATCAGGCTTTCCATTTTCGTCTGCCATAAAAGCTATGGCACCGGTCTCGGAGGAATTGCTACAAGTAAAATTTATTATTGTTTCGTCTGTCATTTTGTCTACGTTTTCAGACTTTCTACACTCTCCATGCGCCAACACGACCATTAAGGCCAACAATAATAGTTTTTTCACAATAACTCCTAAATAATTAAAAACCCCAGTATTTTACCCCAATTTTTCTGAAACCAACGCCCCCTTGAATTTCATATACAATTTGCCCTAGATTAAAAGAGGGGCAAATAATGACCGAAACCGCAAGCTTGATCGTTAGCGCTAAAGTTGAGGGCGCGGACAAGCTAAAGAGCGATTTAAACACCATAAGCAACGAAGCGAAAAAAGCCGAGAAGTCGGCCTCACAGCTGTCTGGCGCCTTTACTACGTTAAAAACTGCTATGGCGGCAGTCGCCGGCTCTATGATAGTGCGCGAATTCGTGCAAATTTCGGACGAAATGAGCTTGATGAACTCGCGCCTAAAAAAAGCGACGGACTCAATGGTAGAGTTTACGGCGCAGCAAAAAGCTATGCACGCCATCGCCCGCGATACTCACGCTGATATAAAAGACACTACCGACCTATACGTTAAGCTTGCTCCCGCGCTTAAAGACCTCGGAAAAAGCACCGATGAAATAAACAAAGTTACTTCAAGCTTTGCCAAGGCCCTACAATTAGGCGGAGCTAGCGCAGAGGAAGCAGCGGCAGCGATAAAGCAATTCGGTCAAGCTATGGGTAGCGGCGCGTTAAAAGGCGACGAGTTTAACTCAATCGCCGAAGCCTCGCCGACCCTTATGAGGTATTTTGCCGACGGTCTAGGCGTACCGATCGGAAAACTAAAAGAGCTTGCCGGCCAAGGCAAACTAACCGCTGAAGCAGTATCGGGCGCGCTTTTAAAAATGAATGAACAGATCGATAAAGACTTCACTCAAATGCCCGTAACCGTCGGCAAGGCATTTACCGATCTAAAGACTGAAATGTCGCTTTTGGTGGCAGAGTTTAACGAAGCCGCAGGCGCGACGGGCGGGATGTCGCAGGGCTTAGAAAAGATAGCCGACTGGATAAAGGATAACCGCAGCGACATTGTCGAGTTTGGACTTGACGTATATCGTAGCTTCCAGCTTATGGGAACGGCGGTCATCTGGCTAGGGCTTGCCGTAGATAACGTATTTAGCGCAATACCTACAGCGGTATTTTTAGCAGTAGACACAGCCACTGTTACATTATCTAACGGGCTAAATTCTATGATTGCTGAAGCAGAGGAGGTGTATAACTCAATAGCTTCCCTGTGGGGCGGCGAGACTAGATTTGGGCGCATAGATATTTCTACTAATATATCTGACGGGCTTATGAAGCACCGCAAAGAGCTAGATGAGCAAATCAGCCTAACCCAAGACACAATGAAAGGGCTGCTAAAAGACATAGCCGAGGACACTATGTCGAGTGCCGCCCCAAAGATTGATGAAAAATTTGAGAGAATAAAGCAGGGGATAAAAAAGACTGGCACTCAATCAACCAAGACAAAAGAGGAGATAAATGCCCTAAACCGCGCGCTATCGGAAATGGCGCAAGCGGGTATGGATGAATACGAAAAGAAAATTTATGCCATCAAACAAAAAACCGAGCAATGGATAGAAGCGGGCGCAAACGCAAAAGAGGCATTGAGAATTCAAGGCGAACTGCTAAAAAAATTGCAAACCGAGCAGGCTAACGATGATCTAAAAGCCTATCAAGACGAACTTAACAAAAAAGAGGAAAAGTATCAGAAATTCCTCGAGGATTTGGGCGAATACGAGGAAGCATGGAAAATAGAGCGTCAAAAAATAAACAAAGACTATCTGGACTACGTCGAGAAATACGGAGAAGAAAAAGCCAAGAAGTGGCTAAATACGTACAAGAGCAACTATCTAGGTAAATTTAACAAACACACAAAAGCCGCCTTTAAAGACATCAAAAACAGCTGGGCGGACACCGTCTCTAGTATGTCAAAAACCGTCGATGACGGCTTTTTCAACTTCTTTATCGGCAAGACGAAATCGCTTAAAACAGCCCTCAAAGACATCGGCACAAACCTGATGAGAGATTTCATCAGTCCATACGCGCGCACCTTGTCGCAAGGCATTTCGGGCGGCTTTGGCGCATTGCTTGGCGGCGGCTCAAACCTAGCAAGCGTCGCGGCAGGACTAGGTCTTGCCAAAAACGATAGCGGCGGCTGGAGCGGAACTATCGGCGGTGCTACGGTAGAGCTTAGCAGCACGGGACAAATTTTAAGGGGCGGCGACGCGATAGATAAGGGCACGACAGGGCTATTAAATTCTATCTCGACGTTAAAGACGGCTTACGATACCTTTACCCAAGGCGTAGGCGGCTTTACCAATTATTTCACGACCGCTGGCAGCGCATTAGCTAGATACGGCTTTACGGGAGCGGGGGCATTTACGCAAGGCATAGGCGCCGGCATAGGCAATCTATTCGGCGCGGGTAGCGTGCCGGTAGGAATGACGCAAGGCATAACCAGCGGTATGGGCGGCAGCTACTTAGGCGCGGGCACGGCTCAATACGGCGTGATGAGTAGCAGTCCGCATTATACGGCGGGGGCGGGGCCCCGCGGCACCCCCGCGAAACCC